TATGCAATAGGAATTTGTTTACGAATTTCATTTTCCATTTGGAAAACCCACACAAAATATCTTGGGTCTGTAATCAAGAAAATGGCATCTGGTTTTTCCATTTTAATGATTTGTCTTAACAAATCTGTACCATGATCACTTACGGGTTCTGTATGGAGAACCAACAAACATTTTTCACGTTCTTCTTCGTTAAGATTGTCTAAAAATAACTTCCAAGCTAAAATTGTATCTGGAATTGATTTACGTCTGATGTTTCTGGAATTGAATAAAAGAATAAAATCATATTCTTTACCTCTAGTAAGATGTTTTTTAAATTCCTGTAACTCTGGGGTTTCTTGATTTAAAATTCTAAAGTTCTTATCGTTTAAACCATGAGGAACATATTTGATAACCTTACCTTCAGCTTCATCTCCCAACACAATTTTATTAATATTTACAGTTTGTTTAGAAATACCAAACAATGCATCACACGATTCATAAAATTCTTTATTGTACATTGGAGCTGGGTAGTCATCCCAAATGTTCAAATATGCAATAGGAATTTGTTTACGAATTTCATTTTCCATTTGGAAAATCCACACAAAATATCTTGGGTCTGTAATCAAGAAAATTGCATCTGGTTTTTCCATTTTGATAATTTGTCTTAACAAGTCTGGATTGCCATAACCATCAGTTGGGTAAATAATTACAGATGAATCCTCAATTCCAGCCTGTTTATTGGTATCTTCAGATAAGTCAATTCGTTTTCCTTTATCAGGATGTTTTACTGCTCCTGCTAATTGAACCCAATTATATCTGTGAGAGGTGTTTATAACCATTTCACGACCAATTTGAGCAACTCCTGAATGAACTCTAATGTCATCCGTCAGAAGAAGAATTTTTTTTCTATCTTCTGGTTTAATGTAACCTTCTTTCATTTTTTATTTTGATATGTATACAAATTTTATATTTAAGGGGGTTAATACCCCCAACCCTATTCTATAACTTGTTGGAATATTTTTAGATAAAATTTCTTTATATATAAGAGTTTTCTGTTTATCCTCCTGACCTTTACCCTTCTTATCTGTAGCAAATAGTGTAAAAATTGGATTTTGAGAATCCAACTTCTCTACATAATGTTTTACAATTAAAGATACAGTTTTTAATATTTTAATTAAAATTTTATAGTTGGATTTTGTAAATTGGGAAGTCTCTCCCTCAACCGAATATTCAATGTTATAAATATTTTTACCTTCTGTTTCTACTATTGGGGGGAAAATTAAATTTTTATGGAAATCAGAAGGCCATTTTGATATATTAACATTAACTCTATATCCTTCCTCGGTTTTAAAGTCTCCTCCGGTACCTTTAAGATTATATTTATATGGTTCTATGTTTGATAAATCACCAATCTCATTAATTATCTCCGATAAGAGTTTAAATACCTTTATTTTCATAAGTTTAAATCTTTATGATTTGTAATTTGTTTTCTAAAATCTTCATCTGTAAGATACAAATAAATTGCACGGTCAGCAAGCTTTTGGAAAGAAAACTTACGTTTTACACATTCAATTTTGAAATTTTCAAATAAATCACTTTGGATTTTTACACTTGTTAATGTCATGTCTTTGTTTGCCATAATCTTAATTTTTATTATATACAATTATACGTATATGCTTTAAAAAGAAGCATTACATAATTCAGGATTATCTTTAAAAGGACAGAAAGAACAATTCCATTTTGAAGGATTGGGTTCATACTCTTTTTCTTTATATCCATTTTTGTCAAATACTTCTTCTATGAATTCATTTAAAGCTTTAGTTGCTTTGTTAAGTTTTACTTTACCTGATGCTGGAGTAAATGTTTGGATTCTAGGAATCACAAAATCAGGGTGATCATAAACTTTACGTTTTACTATAAAGAATTCAATGTCAATGTTTTCTATTGGGACTCCAAATTGTTCTGAAAAGAATTTTTTGTAAAGGATTAATTGGAATTGTTTATCTTCATCCTTTTTGGTTTTATTATCCCACCCTCTAGTAGATGTTTTAATGTCAATAATTTTAAATTTGTTAGTGGTTTCATCATATAGCACCACATCCAAATAACCTTGGTATATAACGTTATTATAGCGTTTATTAGGCGTCAAAACAATAGGTACCTCACACCCCACCAAGTGCCATCCTCTTTTACTAAAATACGCATTACGTTTTTTAGCGAATGTTCTTATAATTTCAACACCATCTTCAAAGAATTCTCTTAACTCTTCAGCTGAGCTAAAATGTTGATTTCCATTCTTCTTGTATTGAATTTTGTATTCTTCTCGTAGAGCATCTTCAAACATTTCTACAAGGTTTTCTCTGTCGGCAGCTGCAGCACTTTGCTCATACATTACGTCTAAATAATGTTGAAGAACTTCATGTAATGCAGTTCCAAATACTGTATGGATTGTAGAAGTAAATACTTTGATACCATCTTTGTATTGGAGTGCCCACTTGCGAGGGCAACTCCTATACATTGAAAATTGAGAATAAGAAACATTTTTCTGGTAAGCATAGTTAATCTCAGGAGATTGAAATGCTTTTATTTCTTTTACAATTTGAGGTATTTTTTTCTTAGCCAAAACTTATTTTTTATAAAATAACATCCTTCAGGTAATCCAGAATCATTATTAACATATCGGGTGTTCATATGAAGCATTTCATCATTACTTCCATTTACCTTTAAGTACTAACTGAGCAATAATACCATAGTTAGAGATATCAATAAAACTATCAATTATTGCCTCACCTTGAACATAATTTTTACCATTACGTTTCAACATATTTTTTAAACGATTGATTTTATCATTACAACGTAACCAAATTCCTGTGAGAGATAGATTTATATCTTCTTTAGTGTCAAGATTAGAACCCAAAGAAATATTAGATAAACCATAATCTAACATTTTAGCAGCAAATAGTTCATATTGTTCTTTTTGTACAGATTGAAATTCTTCGGCTAATTCAGGGTATAATTTTTCAAAATCTTTAATAGTTTTATGAATACCACTTGCTTTATACTCTTTTTGTTTGTCTTCTAGCGTATCTGCTATTTTAGATGTAATACTTCCCATAACTTTATATTTTTATAAATGTAAAAACTTTATTTATTTTTTCCAACCTCGATAATATAAATCTTTAGTTGCTTCGTTTGAAACCCAATAATTTCCTTTCATTTCAGAAAATAATGGGATTTTTTGGAAGTCAAATTGGGTGAGATTTCGATAATAATCTTGCCATCCTTCTATATCAGCTGTTAATGGGGATGACTCGGGTGATGTTCTTATAGTACCATGTTCTGATCTTCCTGTTGAAGCACAAGTAAAAATCATCATACCTCCTGGACGGAGATGGTTAATCATATTAGTTATTGTAAGATCATAGTAAGGATCATGTTCAAAACATTCACAACTTATTATAGTATCAAAAAGTTGATCTGATTTGTATAAATGACCTAAACTAACAACATCAACACATTCCCCTTCTCCTATATCTACCCCAATATATTCACAATTAGCAAAATGACACCTTACTGTAGGTTGACCTTGAACACTTTGAGAACCAATTTCTAATACTCGAGCATTATTAAAATACTCAGGGTAAAGATTTTTGGTTTCATATACAAAATGAAGAACCTCGTGGTGCATTAAATAACAGTTTTTGTTTTTAAGTACTTATCAATTGCTTTTAATCGATCATCAGCATCTACTAACATTTGAAGAGCTTCCTCAGCATTATCATAAAAATCTTTAGTTGAATGATCCCCAATACCTGCTGGGTTGTTTTCTAGTAATTCTAATGTTAATAATGCTTTTGCTTTATCAGCCACAGCTGAGGTATAGAGCATATCTGCTAATTTACTCATAATTTTGCTTTTTTGATTAATTTATCTGCTTCTTCTTCATTTACCCCCATTTCCCAAAGTATTTGGCGTACACCAGTTTCTTTTAAAATATCAATATAATGATCAGCTTCACCTAAACTACATGATAAATTTTCAGCAATGTATTCAGCTAATTCTTGATAGTTTCTTTTGTTCTCGTTTTTAATGTACTTAAGCCATAGTTTTTTCTTTGGAATCATCTCTCGGTAAATGGTATAAATTTGTTTTTTCTCTTGTGGGTTCATCTTTTGTACATAATTTACAACATCTATGTAGCCTATATACATTGATACATATCTATGTATCATATAAGAATTCCAATTATCCCACGACTTTTCCGAGAAAGAATCGGGATGAGATTTCTTTACAGTTATCTCATCCAACCATCCAAAAATATTTTTTACCTCAGTTTGGTTCATTAAATTAAGTCGCCTTTGTACTCTTCTCTTAATTCAACTGGTACTGTACTTTCAAGAATTTTTCCAGTTTGGGGATCGTAAAATACTGGAACTGGGAGTACAGCGTCTTCTTCTGCTCCTACTACAAATTTAGATACTTTACGAAGTAATACACCTTGTTGAAATACTTTGTTTCCTTCAGGGGTTTCAATCGATGTTGTGTTTTTCAAATCGATGTTGAGATTCATTTGTTGTTGTTGATCCATAATTGTTTATTTACTTGTTTTTGTTTGATTATAATCTAAATAAAATCCAATCGCTACTAAAATATTCATACCTACACTAGCGATTATTTCATGCAGGTCATCATACACATTTACACTTAAATGGACATGACCAATTACCCAAAAAGGTACAGCTAAATTTTGACTAATCCAAATTATTAGAAAACTTAGGAATTGCTTCATTTTAATTCAATTAATTTTGCAATGAGTGCCATTGCATTAATTTCTT